GCTTGTGGAAATTCACTTATCTTTTTTACCGCCATTTTTAATAGAGTTAAGGTAAACCATTAATTTAACTACGTTGTCTTGTTTAGGCTTGTAAATCTTTAAATGTGCCATCCTGAAAAGTAATTATTTGAACTAGGTGAAACTTCACCGTTACTATTAGTGTTGTACTCAGGGAATTGAGCTGAGTAATTACACATGAAATCAATAAATCTTTGAGTGTAATGCTGTGCTATGTCGCGCTCTTTTTCTACTAAATAGTCTACTTCCGTTTTTTCGACGTTAGAAGCATTCTCTGAGTTGTGTTTATACACGCCTTTATTAGCTATTGTGTAAGCTGCAAATGGTAAATACTCAACCATTGCCCAATGTATCAGCATAGGCTTTACATACGTCTCTAAAAGGCTTAAATAAGGGTCTGCTAGTGTGTCATCAACTATATCGTCTTTGATGCGCTCTAGTAGTCTTGTACCAAGATAATTTTGTATGTGTATGTCTTGAGCTATTTTGATAAACTGAATGAATTTATCAGTATCTACGTTACCTCCTAACGCAGTCAATTTAACTAAGTCGTTTCGTGTTATTAGTAAAGCCTCCATTATTCTTTAGGTAAAAATCCGTTATTAGGCATATCTTTAGGTAGTGTAGATACTTTAGGGTCATTCTTAACTACATATCCGAATTTCTCTGCCTTTCTTACTGCTATTTGTCGTGCCTTTGGTGAGTTAACATCTATTCCTGTACCTTCAAATGCGGCATAAACTTGCTTATTCCATCTGTGGTGACAGTTACCACCACCTTTATAGAACCAAATGTTATAAGTATCAGCACCTCTAGCACCCCATCCAGCGTTTACTGGTTGGTTACTCATCTGTAAAATGTCCTCTTTACGATAGACTTTTTTAGCGTCAATCATTTTCTTACAGAAAGGTCTGCTTTTATTTGTAGTTTCTCCAGCATAAACGTAACGTGTAATGAACTTAACACCTTCTACAGTGTTGTCTTGTTCACTATTTGAGTTAGGTCTAGCTGTACCTGTGCTAACAAGCTCAACCAATCTACTTAATAAAGACTTCTTTTCGCCTTTTAGTAGTTCGTTTTCTGCGTCATCATTATCATAGTCTACAGGAGATTCGTCTATCAATAGCCAGTTGTCAGGCACATCTTCTCCTAATGCGATTAAATCACGTGCTACTTCGTTATCTAGAGAGCTGAGTTCTGTAGGTTCTTCTACCTTTCCGCTAGGGTCAGTAAACTCTAGTGGTTTTAACGTCTCAAAATACAGCTTTAAGCTAATACCGTTAACTGCTAATACACGGTCAAGAGCCTCAATTATCAAATCTTGGTACGGCTGAATAACCATGTTGTAATAAAGGATAAACGAGTTCTGTAATTCGTCTGCATTAGAGCTAAATCCGTTGCTACTGCTGATACCAAATAGTAAAGGAGATGTTACGTTATGCCCTAGCATTATTTTACGCATACACTCCTCTGAAAGGTATGTATAGTGTTCAGGTGCATCATTTAGCGGAATGTCATCTACGGTAGTCTTTTGAGCTTCTGAGTGATTAAATGATACTATCACTCGTTTACCTTTTGAACCAGTCAACTTGCCTAGAACCTTTCTTTCTACAGCATCCATCTCCTCTTCAGGTGGTAGTCCGTTGTTAAAGTTAATTACCTTAGTTCCTGAGAAACCATTCTGAACTTCGTTGATTAAGTAGTCAGATATTTCTTGTTCTAAAACAGCATAAGGTAAAGCTCCTTGATAGTCAACTAAAGCGAAGTACTTCATACCTACTGAATAAGGTCGAATGTAAAGTATCTCTACAGCCTCTTTTGACGTTCCGAAAGATGGGATTCTTTTAGGAGGAAAGTTTTTAGTGTCTTCCCAGTTGTCCGAGTAATAATAGGCTTCTATTTCACCGTCTTTATTACACTTCTCAGGACGTAAAAGTTGTACAGGAATGTGATACGCTTTCTTAACTGTTGAATGGTCTTTAGAGTAATGTACTTGGATAGCAAACTGTCCAAGCATCTTAGAATCCATAATCATTTTACGAACGCAGTCCTTATTAAACATGGTCATAAACTGAGCATACTGCTGAGGCTTTTTAGACGCATCTGAAGCGTTTAATCCTCTACCGTAAACCAATTTGATTATGTTGTTAATGATTGCGTTGTTGGTAGGAGAATAAGTGTATCTGTCAATCAAATACTGAAAGTAATTATTGTCCTCACCATACATTACCCAGTCCTCACGTTTGCCTTCTGTGATAACTGGAGTTTCGTATTTAGCAAGTTCGATAAACTTGACGTTGAAATTATTGTTGTCCATAAGTTATATATTCGTTATCGCTACTATGTGAGACGTATATACTCGCTCCGTTTGGCAGCTTGTTAACGCTAAATTCATTTGCTGGAATGTCAGTAATAAAAAGACGGTCATAATAGATTATTTCGTCTTCGTCATTTAGTAGCTTAAAGTCGTAAACACGGTTATTAAGCAAATCGTCTGTTATGCCTACCGCAACTGAATAATAGTATTCTTGCTCAGTTACATCTTTTACAGGGTATAAAAAGTAAACATTGCGTGAGTCATCCCTAAGTACGCACTTTGTGACTACAGGGTCTTTTAATACTAAGCTGAATGTCTTAAGCTCAGCAGCTGACGTTGTTACTATCATATATTAATAACTTAAAAGCGCTGAATTGTTTTGAAATAAAAAAGGGAGACTAATTGCCTCCCTCATTTTTAACTTATTGGTATCTTAAGTAGTAACAATTGTTGCACCACCAAATACAGCAGCTAACGTAGTCTCATCTGTACAGTCCAAGAAAGGAGCTGGGATGTTTTCCATAGCTGTTAACGTAAGGTTGTATCCGTTGAAGTCGCCCATTGCAGTACCTGAAGAGATAGTACCAGCAGTTACGTCTGCACCTCTCTCAAGACCAGCAAGGAAATAGCTTCCTGAACGTGTACGTACAACTACGTGAGGACGTCCATAAGCTAACAACTTAACTGTTTTGTGTGTAGTTGGGTCAAGAACTTTGAACTGAGCTACGATTGTTTGCTCAAAGAAAGTAGTTCCGTTGTCACGAGAAGTTTGAATAGTCTGCTCAAATGAGTTAGCACCTTTCAACTCCCACTTGTACAAGTCAGTAACTCCAGCTACATCTGTAATAACGTCTTCTAAACCTACTGCTGAAGAGAAAGTAACATCTGTAGGGTAGTTAATACCGTAATTAATGAAGTAGATAGCATCTAATCCTGAGATTCCGTCTTTACACGCTTCTAATCTACCGTTTGAAATATCACAAGCCATATCTTTTTTGTTTTATAAAAAAGGGAGGGAAGTTAGACCGCCCTCCCCTTCTTGAGTTTATTAATTAATTAGTCTAAAGCTGGAGAGTAAACAACACAATCCTCTAAGATACCGATTTGAGTACCAGCAGTGTAACGAGCTACAAAACGTACGTTTTTAGAACCGTCAATCATAGCCATGTCAATCAACTTAATTTCGTTGTGGTCAGAAAGTAGACCAGTTCCGAAATACAAGTTCTCAGTAGTAGTAGCTAATATAGAGTTGTTAGCAAGTCCGTTAGCAACAAAGATAGATACTCCGTCAAAAGACAAACCTGACCCCATTCCGTACCATTGTGTACCTTGTGCGTTAGTACCAGCAGCACCAACACCAGCAGCAGCAAACCCACCCAATGCACGAACGTAAGCTCTAGCTACGTTTTGAGAAACATATACTTTCAAACCTTCTTTACCGTAAAGTGAAGATGGAAGAGCGTCAACCACACGACCTAATTCATCAATTACGTTAGTAGCGTCTACAGAAACACCTACTAAAGATTGTCCCACAGGAATACCTGTTCCTGCTTCAGCTAATGCTTGTGTGAAGATACCACCAAACTGTCCGTTAGTAGCCTCAACACCTCTCCAAAGTGAAGTCTCAGTAGCTTCTGCCATTTGTCCTAGCATACGAGCAATAAAGAAATCTTGGAAAGATTTAGGTAGAACGTCAAATGCAGAGTAACCCATTTCTAAAGAATTCCAGTCAGATGCAAAATCAGTCTTACACAAAAGTGCATTGATTTGTAATTCTTTAGGCTCGATTGCACGTTCTGTCAAAGTAACATCTCCTGTAGCAGAGAAGTCACAAGTAGCATCTGCGATTAAAGAGTCAGAATCTAAACGCTTAATTGTTTGTTTGTACTTAACGTTAGGTACAACTGTTACCCCTCCGTTTTCGATTGTGTTAGCAGAAAGAAGACCAGCCGCGATATATTTACCAGCCGCTTCCCCTGCGTACGTTGTTGTGATGTCCAAATTTGTTGGCATAATTTATTGATTTTAAAAAGTGAATATTATTTCAATTTGTTTAACACTCTGTCTAAAGAAGACATTGAGCGGTTTTTAGTGTACTTAAATACCTCAGCTTTTTGCTCGTTCTCAGGATTGTACTGGATAGGCTTAATATCTTCTACAGCACTTAACTCAGTAGCATTTTTAAGAGCAGCTAGTTCAGCTTTAAGTTCTTCGTTTTCCGCTTTGATTTTTTCGATTTCAGAGAAAAGAGTTTCTTTGATAATAGACTCAATAGTTTTCTTAGGCTGACGAGTTTCTTCACTCATCTCTTCCTCTACTACTTCTGTCTCAGCTTCAGGAGCTGGAGCTTCTTCTTCTTCTTCAGTCTCTTCTACTTTCTCTTTGATTTCAGCAATGATACCTTTTTCTTCTACTACAAGAATAAGTTCACCGCCTTCCATTTCGTACTCACCAACAGGCATAGGTACATTACCCTCTTCTGTTACGATGAATACTTCCATACCAGCTTCAAATACTTCAGCTTCAATAACTGTAGTACCGTCTAATAGACGTGCCTGTGCTAACTTAACTTCAGTCTCTAGACCGAGTAAAGTTTTTATTTGTTTGATTGCTTCGTTTGCTTTCATATTTATTTATTATATAGGAAACACATTGCCTAAATTAGAAACAGGTACTTTATTAATAAAATCAACTATTGCCTGATATCTATCTGTAAATTCTCTAGGTAATTCAATACCTAAATTTTTTGCTTGATCTTTAGCATCTGATATCTGATTAAATAAATCTTGTCTAATTTTTTCTAATTTATTTAATATAGCTTTATTTGATGCATTTACTTTTTTATGTAAATCATCTACTTTTTTAGCTTCATCATACGCCTTTTTAGCTTCAGTAGATACAGTTGATTCTATTTTTTTAATATCATCTAGTAATGCCAAATCTACCTTTACTTCAGCAAGCTCTACGTTTTTTTCAAACTTGCTCAACTTGTCTAATACACTTTTATTCATAACTTATTAACTATTTGGTTTTTATTTGTTTCATTTTTACCCGTTTGAACGTATTATATTACGCTCTACTATCTCTTGTGTTAGTACTACGTCTCCTTGTCCTTCTAGTGAACCGATGCCTTGAGCTTGTAGGCTACCGTCACAACAGTCTATATGGTAGGTTTCGTCTTCGCATAGGCAGCCTCTTCCTGAGTTCTGTGGTGATGTTTTGCTTTCTGTTTTCATTAGTAGACTTTATTTAAAACGAATACATCCGAGTAAATACTATTTAATGCTGAGTTACTACTCCACTGTGCAGTGACGTTTAACGTGTTAGAAATTGTAGTATTAAACGTAGTATCGTTGACCGTGTTAAAACCAAACCCTTGAGACGTATTGTTGGATTGCTTAACGTGTAAGAAGTTACCAATAGTAACAACAGACGCAGTTCCAGCTCCTCCTAATTGACGAATAGTGAAATCTAAAGATAATGACCAAACAGCATTAGTAGTAGATGGCATTGTTTGTAATCCGCTATCAGCTAACACAACAGAACCAGCTTTAACTCTAATACGAATACTATCATTATTCTTTGCTGACATTAACCCAGCAAAATGCGCTCTGAATGTATCACCTACTTGAAATGCGTTTGCTGGTACAGATAAAGTTCCTACTCCTCCGTTAATTAATGTAGTCTCTGTAGTGATTGCAGTTACAGCTACGCTATCTCCAGTCTGTGCAAATAGTCCGTAGTTTGTATTTGGAATTATCTCCTCTAATGTAGCAATTGTATAGCTTCCACTTGTTTTATCAGGAAATTCTAAAATCACAGCATTACCAGCACTTACATTTGTATTTTTTAACAATGACTCAGAATCTCCGTTATGTAATCCAAGTGTTGCATCTTGACCAATAAAAGCATAAGTTTCATTTGGAACATTAGCAGTTCCTACAGCTCCTGAACTTATTTCAGAATAAAAATTATCTAAATCACCTACATATAATGTATTTGTAGTCTCTGCTCCCACATCGGTAACAGTTTGCAAATTTGGAGTAGATATATCAATAACCGTTTCACCTGAAACATCCGAAGCAGTTACTCCTGTGCCTTCAAATTTTAATACAGAGCGTCTAGGTAACTGTGTGGATTCGTCTTTTACTGTGGTGTATGCTTGTATGTCGTGGTTGTCTATTTTAATCCATGCACCACCCTCAAATATAACCCAATCACCAACTTGCCAATCTGTTACTCCGTCTAAATCTGTAGTACCAGCCGTATTAACTATGTAAAAATCTCCTGTAGTACCTTCTCCACTTTCTAAAGCAGGAGTGTTCGTCTCTGCGTTCCAAGTACCCTGATAAATCAATCCGTCAACTGGTGGGATATTGCTATCGTAGATTCTAATCCATTCGATGCCGTTACCCATGTAAAGTATTTCATCCAAGTAGACTAACGCTCCTATCTCAGGAACATAGCCTGTCAAAGTGCTTACTTCTTGTACTTGTGTTGTGTATTGAGTGTTACGAAAGTTTCTACTCATGGCTTAGATAATTGAATACCTCCCCATTGTAAACCTTCTCTATTACTAACACCAATATACAACATTGAATTATCAACTAATACCAATGCACCTACTTCAGGCTGTAAATTTTGAAATTCTTCGCTAGTTACGCTTTGAACTTGTAAAATGTAAGATGTGTTTTTAATTTTTCTTTCCATTATATTGATTTTAAGATGTTTATAATTTCGTCTATAACAGATTCGTCTTTTGATAGCTCAGTCTTACTTTCGAAATATCCCTCGATACTAAAGCCTTTAATCTCACCTTCTTTTACCTTACTCCAAACCTCGTCATTATCTACCTTCATTGAAATCATCCAAGTTCCTACAGGCAAACTGAATCCGTACAACTTAGATTTATCTTTGTCCTCATCTTCAATTATCCAGCTTTCTACTACACTCATTCCGTCAATCTCTTTCATGTGTTCGTATGTAGCGTTATTCTGCTTGTTACGCTTTAAGAATAACTCTGAGGCTTTACGGATTGTTTGACTAGAAAAGTAGATGTAAAACTCACCGTTCTCTTTGTCTTTACGGTAAATCTGTTTGTTAGGAACTAATGCAGCACCCATTAATATTCGCTTCTCGTCATCTACAGATTTAAGCTCTACATATTGACGGTTTAAAGCTACCCAATCTTCCTCAATTGCTGGTGAGTTAACAACAGATACAGCATACACGCCTTGTCTATCGATTTCCTCATTCAAAACCATTTCTACTATCTTCATAACCTTTTAACTTTTAATGTCTATAATGTTGCGTTTTGTACTCTGTTTCTATCCAAACTCTGAGCAGTGGTTACTTCGTTACTTACTACATACGCTTGTACTGGTTGTTGTCCTAGTCCAGCTAATTGGTTAGCCGTGTTTCCACCAACTATATTAAACTCAGGAGTAGTTACAGAACCAGCTCCAGCACTTGAGGGAACAGAAACACCTCCTCCAGCAGCAGCACCTCCTCCACCTTCAAACTTAGTCTTAGCAATTTTAGTGATATTAGCAATACCAGCAGCTACGGCAATAGCAGCAAATACAGCTCCAAGTATTGGGTTACCAGCAGATGCAAAAGCAGCCTGAGCAGATTTGTATGTATCAATAGTAGCAGATGCAATACCAGCAGCTTTCTGAATATTAAAAGCTCTACGTTGTGACTTTTCACTCTTACCAGCAAATGCTCCAGCAAGTTGTCCAATCGCATCTAAACCACCTTTAACAGCATCTAGACGTTGACTAGCTAGAGCCTTCTCTCTTGCAGCTTGTTCATCTTTGTATTTCTTATCTACTGCTGCTAACTCTTCCTCTTGTCTAACTTTTAAAGCAGTAGTGTCCATTCCGTACTGTTCAGCAACTGTAATAAGCTGAAAATACTTTTCGTTTACGGCATCTAACTCTAATTGGTTTTGAGATGTTGTAGCTTGTCTGTATTGTTCTTGAAATGCTTCCTCTGCGTCTAATGCTTCTTGTTGAGCTGCAGCTTGTTGTTCTGTTAATCTAGCTTGTTTCTCTGCTTCGGCTGTTAGTTCTTCCTGAGCATATTTCGTGTTTATGTTGTTTACTTCGTTAAGCTGATTTTCTTTTAAGATGGCAGTATCTTGCTTGTACTTTTGAGCTAACTTAATAAGCTCTTCGTATTTTTTATTTACCTCATAGACTTCACGCTCTTGCTCTGTCATATACGACAAACGCTCTTGCTCAGTAAATTCATTCTGAGCATCTCTCAATTGTGCTAAAGCATCTCTTCGCTGTTGCGCTGCATCTGAAGCTCGTTGTTTAGCACGGTCAGCAGCAGCTTGTCTTTCTTCTTCTTCTTTTGCTTTTACAGCTTCATTCTCTTCCGTCTTTTGGCGAAGTGTGTCTAGCTTTATTTCATTTCTACGAGTGTTGTTTTCTACCTTTAGTTTGTTTAAGTGGTTTTTAGTTTCGTTAACCTCCTTTTGATTGTTTCGTAATAACGCATCATATTGCTCTTGTGATGTTAGTCTAGCACCTAATGCTCTTTTATGTTCTTCAGAAGATAAAAAATCTAATCTTTGCTGCTGAATTTTAATCTGTTTATTCGTCTCTTTAATTAAATCTTCAGTACCTTCTTCTCTTATTCTAGCAATGTCTTTCTCGCTTTTTCCTACAGCTTCTGCATAAGCAATTTCAGTATCTATCCGAGCTTCCATTTGCTGCTTATTTCTATCTATTGCAGCGCTTTGGTCATCAAAAGCCTTTGTTAGTTTCTTCTGTTCAGCTATCAATTGTTCTGTAGACTTACCCATTCCATCAAATGCAGCAACAGCAGCAGCTATAACAGTAATTACAAGACCAATTCCTGTAAGCATAAATGCTTTACTCGCAGCAGTCATTCCTTGAAATGCGCTAACAACAGAAGTTTTTAAAGCTGTGAAAGCTGGTACAGCTTGTTTAATAGCATCAATACCTTGAGTAAGTGCCATTGCAGCCTGAACTTTTAAGATAGCTTCGTTCACAGCTTCGCTTTCTCCACCAAATGCAGACATAGCACCTTGAGCAGCAGCAAACCCACCAGCAGCACCACCTAACGCACCAGTAAGTCTTTGTGAAGTAGTCATAGCCATACCATCTAAAGCCATGTCTACAGCTATTACTGACTGCTTTAACGCTGCGGCTTCAGCTTGTATCTTTCTAAACTCAGCAGAAGTAGTATCACCAGCTATAGCCATGCGATACATTTGGTCTTCTAAGAGTCCGATTTTCTGACCTACGTCTGCATTAGTAGCTGCAAAGAACTCTACCTGAGCATCAACCTCTGCAATAACACCTTTTAACCTACCAGCTTCTTTAGCTAGGCTCTTAAACTCTTCCGTGTTTTGTTTACCTTGTACTGCGAGTTGTGTTAGCTTATCTTCTATCTCGGATATGGCAGCACCTAAGTCCATATCCATAGTGTCCGCTAGGTTCTCAACGGTCTTGTCTAACTCAGTTAAGTTCTTATCTAACTTGTCTATATCTAAGTTAGCTTTCTGAGTGTTTACGTCTATGTTTATCGTGTGCTTTTCCATTGAAACCCTGTCTTTTTATATTTTAATTCTCTCTTCGTTTGTTTAAATACATCCTTTACCGTTGTAGGTAGTTTGTATCTTCCTTTAGCTATCTCGATGTTGTCCGACTTTCCGTAGAAATCGTCAATCCTTAGCATATTTAAAATATCTGTTATCATGCTCTTGAAATTAAAATGTATTCTGTATCAGTACTGCCATCCGTAAACGTATAGTTTACAGGAATTTCAAATGAATCCGTTGAGCTGTCCTCATTTATCAAAATATCTTCTCCGCTTTCATCACTTATGAATGTAGCATCCTCACCAACTACGTTAAATAAGCCTCCTGTAAATGGTGGTAATTCAAAA